TAGCGCAGGTTGCCAAAGTCACTGGCCTTAGCGGTCAACACGTAATCAGTGCTGATCACCATCCCATCAGCAGCCAACACGCGGCCAGGCATATCCAAGATGCCCAATGCAGAAACAGCACCAGCGGTGCAGCTGAGGCCGAAGTCGTTGAGGAACTGATTGAGATCTTCAGACAGTGCCATCAGCTTTGGGCTTACGTGTGACCTTTGGCTTTGGCTCTTCAGCAGGTGCCTCGGCAGCCTTGCCCATTCGGATCAACTGTTGTGCGGCATGATCTGGGACTTCAGTGACTTTGCCCTCTTCAACGAGAACATCACCAGCCCAGCAGTTCCGCAGTCCAAGAACTTTCATGGAATAAAAAAGGGGCGGTTGCCCGCCCCCGGCTCCTTATCAGGTGGTCACGTCCTTGATGGCAGCAAAGCTCTCGGCGTGACGAACTGCCACGTCGTAGGAGACGATGCCGCGAACGCTGGTCAGGGCCTTGGAGAAGTCATCCTGGTCCTCACCAACGGTGATCTCAAGGCCATTGCCCCAGAAGCCAACCATGGCCTGGCTGAAGTCACCCATCAGCACAGCAGAGCAAACGCCGCTGCTGGAGCCTTTGGTCAGGTTGGAGGGAACCTGATTGGTGACGGCAATGGGGTAGCCGTTGATTTCGGAACCAGCCGGGCCACGGCCGAGGGTGTTGCCCACAGCGTTGACCAGGAAGGGGCCGTCGCCAGTGGTGGAACCACCAGCACGCAGCTTCTTCAAGGCGCCCATCACCTTGGCGTTGGTGACATACGAAACGGAGTCGCGGTTGACCGCACCGTTATCAATCATCACCTCGGTCTCAAGGTCCACCAGCTTCTCAAGGGTGATGGCGCCACCGTTGGTGCCCATGGCCACCGAGCCGATGCCGGAGGTAGCCAGGATGCCGGTGGGCTGACCGCTGGAGCCAGAGCCGTTCAGGATGCCGAGGTCGAGGGCCAGGTTGAGGCCATCGGTGAGGTCGCGGCGCACCAGCTCCTCAATACCAGGGGTGCCCTGCAGGAGCATTTGGCGGGAGTATTTCGAAAGGGCCGCCAAATTTTTTGGACTGAGCGACACCTGATCGAAGGTGCTCTCCGACTGGGTGATTGCGGTGGTCTCAGTGCTAAGGTAGTAGGTCGAGGCCACACCGGAGCGGCGAGGAATGTCCACGTTGCCCACGAGGCCAGGCATGGTGCGCACGCCCAGGGCCAGCATCAGCGAGCTGTTCCGCAGGTACTCGATGAACTCATCAGCCAGCAGGTCGGTGGCAACAATGTCGCCGCCGGTGGAAGCGCTGGACGTGACGTAGGTGCTACGGGTCAGAGCGTTGAAAGGAACAAAGAAGCTCTTCTCAGCGCGGGCGCTCATGCCGGAAGTGCGCTGCACCTCTTGGCTCAGTTCACGCACCAGGCCGGCTTCACGGGAAGACCAGTCGCCAGACAGAGCAGCACGAATACCAGCGGTGATGCTGTACTTGGCACGCTCAGCAGGAGCCATGTCCACAGGAGCAACAGCCTCAGCGGGCTTGATCTCCAGCTTGTCAAGGACAGCAGCACGAGCGTCGTCAAGGCTGCGGCCACCGTCAATCAGTTGACGGCCCAGTTCAGCCATGCCGTGCTTTTCAGTCAGGGCAGTAATGCCAGCAATGCGAGCACGCTCAGCCTTGGCAGCTTCTGCAGCCGCTTCAGCCCGCACCGCCGCAAAGTCGGTGGAGTTTTCCATCGGAACCTCGGGTTCTGTTTCGGGGGTAGGTGTTGCGGCGGGGGCCGCAGGTTGAGCGTCGAGAGCACGCCCGACGCCGACCGTGGGGTCTAAAGGAATGCTAACTGCGCTTAGTTCGTAAGGCGTCCAAGAAGTGGCAACAAAATCACCACCACCACGCTCTTCTAGCTTGTTGATTTGATAGCCAAAAGAGACATTACGCAGGATGCCATCCTTGACATCAGCCATGACCTCTTGGGCAAAAGCGTTGCGGCTAAAGCGGACCTTGGCGTAACCCCGCTTCTTTTGTGAATCAATCCAAGCCCGCTCCACTACGCCAATGACCTTGTTGGGGTCATGGTTAAAAAGCAGCGGCGCACCGTCATTCAGGCGGCTTAAATCTGCCGCGCTCCGGTCATGGCTGAGGATTTCGTTTCCGAAGTAACGAGCAGCTGGATACTCAGAGCTAAACGGGAACTCGATTGAGAGTTCGTCCTCGCTGACGGTAAGGTCAACTGCCTCAGCACGAGTCAGCCGCTGACCGTCATAATCACGCGATTGGTCCATCGCTTGACTCAATATCAGTGGTGTCCTCTAGATTATCTGCGCTTTCTTGAATTGCCTCTTGAGGTTCCATCTCAGGATCCTCCATTGCCTCGTGTTCGTTTTCTGGATTGGTATCGAAGTAGAGGTCTAGCTCTTCAGCGCGATCCACCTCAGCTTTGCGAGCAAGGAGCAGCTCTTCAAGGTCACCACCCTGCTCAGCCACCACATCGGCTTGCGTCTTGAAGCCACAGCGCACGGCTTCTTTGTAGGCCTCAACTTCCTTGGCCGGATCAATCCAACCCCAGCCACGCGGCATGAAGCGCACAGCGCGGTAACGGTCAGGGTCGGTTTCGTAAGCAGGCAGCTTGAGGGCACCACTGAGCACTGCCATTTCCAGCCATGCCTCAAAGACAGGGCGGTGGAAGTTTTCGATCATGTACTGCTGCAGCGCCCGCCAGTTGTCGCGGTCCTCTAAAAGGCTGAGGCGGCTGCTGGAGTAGTTGGACTGGCTGAAGTCGCGGCTGATGGTTTCGTAGCTGCAGCCCACACCGGCAGCCATGGCACGGAGCATGACGCGCAGGAACGGTTCCAGCTGGCCATCGGGTGCATCCAGCTGCGGGACCGTGACGCTTTCGCCTGGGGCTAGGTACTTGAAGACGCCGGGCTCAAAGTTGCTGACCCGTTCGTGGTCATAAAGCTCCTCACCCACCAGCTCACCATCGTTGTTGGTGATGAAACCCATCAGCGCCGAGCTAGCCCTAGCCCGCACCACCTCAGCTTGTTCATACCCGGCAACCTGATGCAGACGCTGAATAGCCGTTGCCAGCCAGGGGATCCCGCGGTTTTGGCCAGGGCGCTCCTGCAGGAAAAGGTGAAGGATCTGGTCAGCAGGGATCAGGCGGTGACGGCCTGCGGTGGATTGGCCAAAGGTGGAATCACCAGGGTGCTTGGTCAGGAAGGCGTAGCGAACAGGACGGCCCCAGCTGTTCAGCTCAATACCCATCCGCCATTCGTTGCCCTCAATAGAGCTAGGCCCCATATAGGTGTCGTCGAGGAGGTCGCTTTCGATCACCTCCAGCGCAAAGGGCACTTCACTGCCGCCAAACGGCTGACGCACCATGCGCACGAACACCTCACCTGATTCCGCCATGGCTCCCACCAAGAGCCGTTCCATATCAGGGAAGCTCAGGCGGCCAGCGGTGTGGCAATAGTCCTTGCAGCCCCACTTAACCCATGCCTTTTCGATGGCATCGTTGACGGTTTGGTCAAGGCGGCCAGAGCCGCGCTGCATCTTGACTTGCGCCTGCAGGCGGATGCCCGTGCCGATGACGTTGGCTTTGATGGCGCGGATGGCTTGCTTGGCGTAGTCGTTGTCACGCACCAGCTGACGGCTGCGGTTCCTGAGCCGGGCCAGGCTGCCTTTGATTTCAGCATCGGCAGAGGTGCCAGCCGTCACCCAATCGCTGGTGAGGCGTGAGACCTTGGCGCCTTCGTACATGCGGCGACGCGGGGGCGTAACAGCAGCGTTGCGGTCAGAGCGGAACAGCTCGCGGATTGCAGATCGAATGCCCATGGTCAGAAGCGCACGTAAAGGGAACGGGGGTCGCCCTGCCCGTTTTTGATCAGATCAGCTGCCTGCTCACGTTTGACGATGGCCTTCAGCTGGCTTTCCCGCTGGATCAGCAGGTTGAGGTCTTGCTTCTTAAAGCTCCGCCCGCCAATGGTGTATTCCTTGGCGCCTGAGGCGACCAACACCCGAATGGCAGTGGTGACAGCCTCAAGGTCTTTCTCCGCTTGGCTGCGGCCATCGAATGCACCAGGGGTGCCGGCATAGGTAAGGGCGGCAAGGACCGTCAGCTGCCCGGAGCCCAGCGTGTACTTGGTGCTGCCTGCGGTAGCAACGGCCTGCCAGTACCAAACGCCAGCGTCAAAGCCTGCGCTGGTAGCGGCCGAAATGGTGCTTTCCCATCCGTCGCCATACGCCGTGCCAACCACCGTTGCACCCTCGCTGGCGGTATTGGTGCGCAGGTAATAGGTCAGCGTATAGGTGCCAGAGGTGATCGGGTTGCCAAGGAGATCAGCAGATGCCTTATCTCTCCAAGTGACCGTATCTCCGGCGCGAATGGTGGCAGGAATGTCCATCTGGCTTACCAGTTGCTGATGAAGGAACTGGCCTGATGAGAGGCCACCTTTCGTGATTTTAGTTCTGGTTTAGTGCCTAGCAGCCTGGCCTCTAGCTGATCCCAAACCGTCTTGCGGTCATAACGCCTGAGCATCAGCTGCAGTGCGGCATAGGCATAAACACAGCCGTCTAATTTCTCTGAACGGTCGCTTGATTTGTTGACCCAATCTTTGACTTGAAAACCCCTGACCGTTTTGACCTGCTGCTTTTCCGCTGTGAGCTGATTAAAGAACTCCTCATCAGCAGCAAGGCCAAAGTGAAAATAACCAGGCCCCGGTTGGTTATGGCGCAACCTGCCATAGATCGTGGTCTTGGCAGTATCGGTGCCGATCTGATAAACCATGCCGGAGTTCTTCATCGTCTTACCGCGGTAGTTGATGTCAACCTTTGCCCCGCGGTTGATGATCGGTTGGTCACGCCGGCTGCTGCCTTTCACCGCAATCACACCCTGCGCCTTGCGTTCCCTGGCGTACAGATAGACCTGATGGCTGTAGTGGCCCCCAGAGTCCACGGCCATCTGCGCGATCTTCAGAGTCTTCCCGTTGGCACAGCTCCATTCAGTCGCCAACACATGGTCCAACTGCTCCCATACCTCAGGCAGGGCCGGGTCACCACGTAGCTCTTGGCTCCAAATCAGCCAGGCCTCTTCGCCGCGGCCATAGCCCCACACGTTCACATCAAGCCACTGATCTTGCGTGTCGATACCGGCCACCAGGCACAGCACACCATCAGGACAGACGCCAGGTTCATAGTCCTCACGACGTTTCATCAGCCCCTCAGCGCTTAGCTTGCTGGCGTAATCCAGCTCAAACGTCTCGCCCAACGTGACATTGACAAAGGTGCGTAGCTGATCAGGGTCGCCCTTCACTTCAAGGAACTCCCGCACCAGCTGCTCCCATGTGGCATTCGGGCTGTAGCTGTACCCCGCCCATAGGTGGAAGCTCACTAACCCAGGCCGTTGCGCCACCGCCGTAGGCCGCCATTCACCACGGTCCACCATCCAACGCTTTTGCGTGTGCGGGATGCGGGCCTTGCAGTTTTCGCATTCGTAGGCCGCCGTATCGGGCCGGTCCTTTTCCCATTTCATCTGCTGCCATCGCAGATACTGCCAGTGATCACACTCAGGACACGGGACATAAAACCGCCGTTGGTCGCCCTGCAGGAACCACCTTTCAACGCGGCTGAAGTCTTTGGTCGTCGGCGTGCTGGCGATGCCGATCTTGCGGTTCCAGTAATACTCCGACCGTTTGATGCCCAGCTTGATCTGATCGCCCTCAGAAGTAGTCGCCGGGTAGCCGTCCACCTCATCGAACAACACCACCCGTCGGCTGACCCTGCGGAAACCCCTGGCGCTGTTGGCCCCCACCATGCTCAACGTCCCGCCAGGGAACTGCTTCATCAAGATGGTGTTGCTCCCATCCTTCGCCTTCGGCTCACTCACCAGCTCACGCAGCACCGGCGTGTCGCGGATCATTGGCGCGATCTCATCCTTTGAATACCCCTCCGCGTCTTCCACCGTGGGCTGACACACCATCAACGGGCATGGGTCCTGGTGCATGTGGTACGCGCACAGGTGGTTAAAGATTTTGGTGGCCCCGACCCTCGCGCTCTTCATCCACACCACCATCTCCACAGTGGGATCGGTAAAGGCGTCCATGATTCCTTTCTGGTAAGCCAGCGTGCGCCAGCGCCCCGCCTCTGCTGAACTCTCAGCCGACAGGTAGGCATAGCGGTCCGCCCACTCACTCAACGTCAACCGCGGCGGTGGCTTCCACAGACTCAGCGCCTTGGCCTGCAGCTGCTGATCACTCGCCATCGCTTTCGCCCTCCTCAGCCAGCTCCTGCAGCGATTCACGAATCAACTCATCAGCAATCGCCACCTCCTCCAAACTCAAATGCGGGATCCTCTGCCGTAACCGCGTCGGCACCGCCAGCAGCTTGGTCTTCACCGTCGCCACCGTGTTCGCCCATACCCGCTCCACCTGATCCGCCGGCAGCAGCAGCTTTTCCTTTTGCTTGCGCTCTAGTTCCAGCAGGTTTGCCTTTTCGTATTCAGACCTTGCCCGGCTTTCGTTGTAATCCGGCAGCTGAAATCCATGCTCAACATGCGCATCCCGCATAACACTTTCCTGGCGCTTGCTAGCCCTAGCCACTGACGCACCCTTTGGCCGCGGCGAATCAGTCCTAGTCCGCGTGATATTCATCCACGCCGCTTCTAACCCCTCACGTTCAATCAACGGCCCCGTAGGACCATCAACAGATGCCAGCTCGCCGCTACGAATCTTCCTGTAAATACTCCCGCGACTTTTTAATGCCAACACTGCCGCCGCTTCTGAAACCGTAATCAGCACTAAACGCTTGTCGCATTTGCTTGTCACATATTATTTCCGCTGTGACAAAGTGACAGCAGAGAGAACCGGGTGGGGGCCCTCACGTCAAAACCCAGGCCACGCCTGACTTGTCGCCTTATTGAGAATCAATATCAACTCTTCTTGAACGCGATTGGACG